ATTTTCAACAAATAATATTTCTTAAAAAATTCATTATATTCAGGTTTTATTTTTGCGATATATTCAATTTCTTTTTCAAACCTTTCTTCATCTTTGCAAATTTCCAATATTTTATATTTAAAAGTATCAAAAACATTTTCGCCACAATTCTTAATTTCAGTATAAAAATCATTTTTTTTATTTTTATATGTTCTAAAAGCACTATCTATATGCTGACAAAACCTTTGACTAACACAATTTGTTGTTTCTCCAACATATTTTTTGTTGTTTTTTGTATTATAAATTAAATAAATTTTAGCCATTTTTAATTCTCCTATGGCACAATTATATCACAAAGTAAACAAGCAGTCAAGTAAATAAGGCAGAATATCAATATGCCAGAGCCTCATCTTAATTTTCCTCCAAACTATAAATTGCATAACTACATAAGTCGCCATATCTATTTTTTGATGTTTTAAAAGTCGTTGTGATATTGTAGCCGTCTTTTCTTAATAAATATATAATTGCACTCAATCTATAAGCCCCATACAAGTTTATTGCTTGTTTTTGACTTAATTTTCCTTTTGTTTTTAAATGCTCCAAAATTCTATCATATTGTGTTATTTTTGTTTCCATTTTTAAATCTCCCTTTATTTTTCCACACATTGTGTAAAACCTGTGGATAACTTTGTTATAATGCTATAACTAATAATCAAAACCTTTTTCTAAAATTTCTTTTATCAAATCAGCGACATAATTGTCTTCGTTCTTTTCTGCAATTTCTAACAAGTCTTCCAATTCGCCTTTGTCATTATCTTCAACTGAAAAATCAATATCTCTACCAAGTTCGTTTTCTAACTTGTCTTTTAACCTATCAATTTCGTTGTAGTCGGTGCAATCACTTGTAAAAAAGCCACTCGTGTTGCCTCTTTGCAATTCTTCTGCGATAAAGTCGAGTGCCTTATCATCAAAACTTGCTTGTTCATCATTTATCATTAAATTCCAACTAATATCTCTATATTTCATAATTTTAATCTCCCTTAAATTTTATTTATTATTTTATAGTTTTTAAATTTCTTTATAATTTTGCCAAGTTCGTTTTTGTTGCAGAAAGACAGAAAGTTAAAATAACCTCGTCTATTCAATTTCCACAACTCAAACTTGTTTGTGTCCGTTTGTGTCTGTTCTAATTTAATTGTTTTAACCATATTTTTATCTCCTTAAATTTGTAAAAGAGCCTCAACAACAAACAATTTTGCTCTCTCAAATATGCAGTGCATTTTTCCGTTGCGAGTTCTTTTATCTGTTGTTTCAATATCATTTTCAATTTTTTGCTTTTCTTGTTCTATTGCGTTTCTACCCTGTTGCAATAATTTTATTGCATAATCATATTGCCAATTTTCCATTTTAAACTGCCTCCTTAATTTCAATACATTTTATTGTTCTTTTTTGTTTATAAATTTGTTGGTATCTGTCCCAAACAAATTTATTTTTATATACTTTTTCTATTGTTAGAAAGAAAATATTGCTGTCTTGCAAGTCCACCGACATTTGATTGTCAAGGTTGCAGAAAGTTGTTTTTTCTTCATCTTCTAGTGTGCTTTGCCATAATTCAAAATATGTAAAATTATTTTTTCCGTTGTATCTTTTTAAATTGTATTTTTTTATTGCTTGTTCTTTTGTCATCGTTTTTGCTCCCTTTATTTTCTTTTAATCTCCCAGCCAATACCCTTTGGTTTTATTATAAATTTTAATTTTTCTAATACTTTTTGGCAGTTGCCGTTTATTGTGTAGGCAACTTCATCATATAAAATTGTTTTGCCAATCTCCCATAATTCGTTGTAGTCGCTTTGAGTTATTGCAACGCCTTTGATTGTCATTTTGCCTGTGTCGGCAATTCTTAATAATTCATCGCTTAATTTATTTAATTTTAAATTTGCCATTTTGTTTTTAATCTCCCTTTTTTATTTTTTTAAAGTCGCAGAAAGGGTTTTATTGCCTTTTCTACATTTTCGCAGAAAGTCGCAGAAAGGGGTTTGTTGCCCTCTTGCATTTTTCTAACTTTTGCCCGTTGCACTGTTTGGGGCTTTGGGCGTTTGCTTGTGTTGTTGTGCCGTGCCTGCCGTTTGCCCTTGTGGGCTTGTCTTTTTGCCCTGTTTCGCTTGTTTCGTATTTGGTCGTGTATTTGGTCGCTTTGCGTGTTTCGTGCGTGTGTGGGCTTGTTTTGGGGCTTGTTTGCATTGTCTTGTTTAACAATAAAAAACGGCAAGCCTCCGCCCGTGTGGGTTTTGGTGTGTGCCGTTTGCCTGTTGGCTCGTGGTCTTGTTTTATTCAATTATATTTTTATTTTTAACGCCTGAGCAATTTTTCGCACCTGCTCCGCCTCTTGTGGTGTTTCTGCTTGTTTTGTTAGTTGTAGGAACACGGGGGCGGGGTTTTGGTGCGTGTGTGTTAGTTTTTCAATTATTTTTTTTTGTAGGGTGTTATTTGTTGCCATTTTCTGCCCCTTAATATTCAAAAATATAAAAATTTTCATTTTTGCCAAAGTGTCGGGTGGTTTCTTTCATTTTTAAATTTTTTAAAATGTCCTCGTGACAACTAAAACCAACACCGCCCGAAAATGAGCCAATTTTACCGCCCCAAAAATCAAAACCATAGCCCAAGAACTCCCGCCCGTTTTTTCTTGTCAAATAATCATATATTTGTTTTTGTGGCAATTTTTCCAAGCGTTCCGCAATTAAAACAAAAAGCGGTCTTATTTGGTTTAATGCGTCCGCCGTTGTTGTGCTTTCTTTATCATAACCACAACCGCCAGTTTTTGCCCCTTTGTAAAGTTCCCAGCCGTTGCCATCGTCTGCGTAAATGTCCGCCTGTGCTTGTGTTCCGTAAATGCTGCCGTTTGTATAATTAACCGTTATTTCAAGGCGTTTTATTTTTGGGCTTGTTTCTAATAGTTCAATATATTTTAATTTGTTTAAAAATTTATTACTTTTTTTGTTTAAAACTTTATTTTGTAAAATTCTTTTTTGTTCTGCGATTGGTTTTGTGTGCTGTCTTTCTGTCAATCTTTCCCCAAAACTTAAAATCTCGCCCGTTTTGGTTTTGTATCTGTCCCAAGAATAGCCAGCCTCGACAAATTCGCAAATGCTTTTTATTTCTTTTTTTGCTTTTTGTGTTTCCTCGTTGTAAATTTTATTTATAACTTTTTTAATTTTTTTAAATTCCATTTTTTTAAATTCCTTTTATTTTTTAATTATTGCAAGGTTTGGGCGTTGCCCTGCGTCGCCTGTGCTTTTAGTCTGTGATTATATTTATATAATTTTTGCCACGCTTAAAAAATAATATTTTAATTTTTTTAAGCCTTAACCACTTGCAAAGCGTTCGCAAATCGTTTTTCGTGGCTTTTACTCCGTTAACAACTATCATTTTTTGAGCCTCCTTTTTTAAAATTTACACAGTTATTTTATAATAAAATTATTATATAGTCAATTAAAAAATAATATACAAATATGCTTTTAATATGTGCAACTTGCACAAAATAATAAAATTTATATTTATACAAAAAAGCGAATATTTATTCACAAATTAAAAACGCTTTAAAAAAACGGGCTTATATTATAAAAACGCTGTATTATAAAAAAAGCATATCAAAAAAGCATATTATATAACAGTAAAAAAAAGGGTTTTATAAATAATTTTTATATATGGCTTGTATGTGGTTTATATATGGCTTGTTGGCTTTTCGCGTTTTTCTTTTGCTTGGTATATTCTTTTTTTTGTTTGTGTTTTTTGGCGTGTTTTTTGCTTGTTGTTTTGCAAACGGTCATTTTTGAAACGGTCAAAAGGCTTTAAAAGTGGCTTTTGTTCGCTTTTTTGTGTGTTTTGGTATATATCCCCTCCCTCCCCTATTTTTGAAAAAATCCCCCACAGGTCGCATTACCCCCTCTTTCCCACAAATATTGAAAAAAACTTGACAACTCCTTAATTATGTGGTAATATGTGGGCATCGCAGGTGGGGCAGGCGAACCTCTCTCGAAAAAAGTGCCTGTTTCGGTGCGAGGGCGAAAAAAGGCAGAGGGTGGCATCGGGGCTTTTGTTTTCTTTCCAGATGTCAGGATACTCCTCTTGTGGCGAGAGTTTTGGCTGTCTTTCTCTCGTGCGTGGAAGTGGTGAGTTTTGGCTGGTGCGAGTCCAGTGGCTTCCGAGAAGTGGGAAATGAATAATTATGCACAGGGGGGCGTAGGTGAAATTAGATAGTGAATATTTGAATGAACGCAGAGATATGCTTCGAGAGTTGCAGAGTGAGCCATTGTCAATGAAAGTTCAACTTACGATTGCAAAAGTTTTGGAGTTTTATCAGAATATGAAAGGGAAGTGCTATCTTTCTTGCAGTGGTGGGGCTGATAGTGTGGTTTTATATCACATTATTCAGGACATAAAAAAACTGACACCCGACTTTGAAATTCCAGTTGTGTTTGATGATACTGGGCTTGAAGAACCGAGTGTTAGGGCAACAGCACTTGCGATACCGAATATTAAGGTAGTTAAGCCAAAAATGTCTTTTTACGAAGTGCTAACAAAGATTGGTTATCCAGTTATAAGCAAGGAAACTGCCGAGTGCGTTAAAAACGCAAGAAGGTACTTCGATAATCTCGGCAGAGAGAGAGAGAGAGAGAGAGAGAGAGAGAGAGTAGGCTTCGCCCAAAATACTACAGCCATTACAAGAAACTCTTTGGCATCGGAGAATATTCCGCAAAGAGTTCAAAAAATATTGGGTATTCTTCCGAAAACGACTTGGAGAATAAATCAGTTGTTCGGGGGTTTCCCTGACAAAAGTAACTTTAACAAAGACAAATATCGATGTTTGATAAATGCACCTTTTCGAATTAGTAGCGAATGTTGCAATATAATGAAAAAACAGCCGATGAAAAAAGTTGAAGGTTATCCAATTATTGCGACAATGACTGAAGAAAGTAAATTGAGGGAACAAAGTTGGTTGAAAAATGGGTGCAATTCATTTGAAGGTAAAATCTCATCTAAGCCTATGAGTTTTTGGAAGAAGCAAGATGTGCTTCAATACATAAAAGAGAAAAATGTCAAAATTGCTGATTGCTATGGAGAAGTTATTGCAGTGGATAGCAAGGGGAATCCAACATTTGATGAGATGGCTGACCATTATGCTTTTAGTGGCGTGCAGAGAAGTGGGTGTATATTTTGTTTGTTTGGGATTAGGCAAGATACGCAAAAGGGTGGAGTAAACCGTTTTGAACATTTGCGACAAACTCAGCCACAACTTTTCGACTATTGTATGCGTGGTGGGAAGTTTGATGAACAAGGGTTGTGGATACCAGACAAAGGGCTTGGGCTTGCGTTTGTAATTGAATGGTTAAACAGAAATTTGAGTAAAAAGTTAAAGAATGGCAAAACGAGTTTATATATTAAGGGGGTTGATTTGAGTAATTATAAAAAAGAAATTGATAGTGCTTTTGAGAAACTTGCAGAGATTGAAGGCACGAGAAAAAAATGGTGTGATGATGAATTGATAAAAGGAGAGATAAAATGTGGGAACAAAGAAAAATAACATTGAAGCAGTTGGTGGACAGGCAAAGATTCACTGGCGAAGACGATAGTGCTTTAATTGCCGAGTGGTTCGAGCAGAACAATATGGCTCTCGAAGGGATAGACATAATTTCGAAGTTGGCGAAAAAGAAAATTGAAGACGATGACTGGAAATTTGGGTGGTTGCGTAGCGACTTGACAATGTATTCTGCGACAGAGAACATAATGGAAGATTATGGAATTAAGGACGGGTGCAAACTGAACTCGGCGACAACGAATTGGATAATATGCTCGAGAATGGGCGAAGATTTCAAAGAGAAGTGTCCACAGTTGTTCGAATGGGTTGCGAAGTTTGTTCCTAAAAAGCGTCAGCCATTTATATTCTGGCAACCATTTAAGAAGTGGCTGAACGACAATGGAATTTATTTTAAAGACCAGAAAGAAGAGAAGGAGAATGGAGATGAAAAAAGAAAAGAGTTGTGATGATTGTGTGAATAGACTTCTATGTCCTACTAGAAAAAAAGATATGCCATACTCGGTGTGTGATGGGTACAATGACGAGGGGGTTTTTGCTGGACTTCTTTATTTAAACTTTCAGATAGACAAAGACAGGGCAAAAAGAACGTTAAGTTTTGTTAAGGAAATGCAGGGGGAAATAGAATGACGATAGAAGATAAAGAGAAACTCAGACTTTTAAAAGAATGGCAACATAGGTTGCGACTTGACGACTGGGATATTAGTCTAATGTATGATTGCAGTCCAAACGATATGGTACTTAAAGATGTTGCTGGGGAAAGCGAGTATGTCGAAAGTGACAAGATTGCAGTTATAAGAATTATAACTAAAAAAGACTATGGCAAAAGAGTTGTTGATTTTGACTTTGAGAGAATTTTGGTTCACGAACTGTTGCACTGCAAGTTTTCTTTGATTTATGAGAGTGAAAATGCGATACAAAATCGAATTGTGCATCAATACATTGACGATATGGCAAAGGCTTTGGTTGATGCTAAAAGGAGTAAAAATGGATAATAAGGAATATAACCGAAGGGCAAACCAGAAATTAAGAAGCATTCGCATAATGGCAGAGGACTGGGAGGTTTTGCGAGATTTGAGTGCGGAGAGTTTGGTGTCGATGACAAAGATGTTGCACAAAATTATGCCATTAGTGGAAAGGGAGTTTAGAAACTATGGGAAAAAAGACAGAGATTAAAAACAAGAAACTAGAAATTCTCGTGCCACAGTGGAAGGAAGATGACAAGGTCGTCAAGTTTTTATTAGATAGTATTGAGATGCAACAAGGCATCGATTTTAAGGACATTGGGGTAATCATAGTGAATGATGGCTCTGATGTTTTTTTGTCTGAGAAGAATTTGCATAAATATTCATTTGATGTTTTATATGTGAGAGCCGAACACGGCGGGGTGTCGGCGACAAGGAACAAGGCGTTGGACTTGGCAACTGCAGATTATGTAATGTTTTGTGATGCAGATGATGGGTTTTATAATGTGGCGGGGTTGCGAATTATCTTTGATGAGATAGAGAAGTCGCACTTTGATACTATGTCTAGTGCTTTTATTGAAGAACAACATTTGCCTAATGGGCAAGTTAAGTTTTTGAGGCACGGGCAAGATGCAATTTTTGTTCACGGGAAGGTGCATAGGCGACAATATCTCATAGACGAGAAAATTCGTTGGAATGACAAATTGTTGGTTCACGAAGATAGTTATTTTAATTGCTTGTGTCAGCAACTCACGGACAAGGCGTTTCACACGGAAACGGAGTTTTATCTCTGGAAATACAGGGAGAACTCGATTTGCCGAGAAGATAAGGATTTTAAAATAAAAACTTACCAATATTTTATAGATAGCAATGAGAGCTTGATAAAAGAGTTTCTCTCTCGTGGCAAGAAGGATAAGGCACAATTCCACATTTGCAATCTTGTTTTTGGGACATATTACACTTTAAACGAAGAACAATGGTTGTTGCCAGAGAATAAGCAGTACCGAGATGCAGTTGAGTGCAGGTTTGCTCTTTTTTATAAGCAATTCAAGGAAATGTTTGATGCGACCGAATTGGAAACGAAGGCAAAATCATTAAAGTTTGCTAAAGATAGAAGTTTCAATGAAGGATTGTTGCTTGAAAGCGAACTCTTTGATGACTGGGAAAAAAGAATAATTGATTTGGGGGTGAGAGTGTGGCAGTTGTTGACTACTCAGAACAAATAAAGCAGTTGAATAAGGTTCTCAAGGCTTTTAGGCAAAACAAGGAGCTGTTCGACAAGGAAAAGGACATTCTCGACATTGAGCAACAGAGATATAAACTTCTCTATTCGCAAATTCACGAGTTTCTTGCACCGAAGAAGACTGAGAGTGCCGAAAAAAAAATTCGTGAGTATGTGAAGGACATTTTTGTTCTCGATTTGCCAGTGTGCGAAGCAAAAATTCAGAGATTTCAAATGGCTCTCGAAGGATACACAAAGAAAAGAGATGAAAAGAATATAAACTTATGCTATCAGTATATGCAGAAGTGGCTTACTCTCTATGAAAATAATTATGCACTTGTGGCATTTCGCAGTTTGGAACACTATGCTCTTTTTATGGAGTGGGATAAGCGAGATAAGGACAAAGTATGGAAATATAGTCTTGACCCATACAATGATGGGGGATATACTGGTGTAAATAAGCCATTTTTCTATTATTTTAATCAAATGGTGCTTGATAAGAGTTTTAAGTTTATTAGTAAACAGCAAAGTACTGGCACTGGTAAATCGTATAGTAATCACTTTGCGATTTCGTGGTTGTGGGGGCAAGATATTGATGCCGACATTCTTTTAGTGCTTGGAAACCCTGCACTTGTTACAACAAATGTTAAAAGCATCATTGAGTTGGTAAAGAACCCACGATATATAAAGGTTTTCCCACAATTTTCTAAATATTTGGAACAAACTGAGGATAAAAAGGGAAATGTGTCTGAAATTGTTAGCGACAACATTTTCTCTATTTGCAGGGCAAAGGAAGGGGAACTTACACTTGCTGACAGCAACAAACCAGTTAACTTGAAAGTCATTTCAAAAGACACCCCTATTGATGGTATAAGGGTAAAATATTTGTTTCTTGACGATATTTGCAGGTCGAAAGATGCTGGGAATATGAAAATGCACGAAACAGATGTCAACAACTTCTGGAACTCGTGGTGGAAAAGAAACTACAACACTGAAGATTTTTACATTATTCTTGGTTGCACTGCTTATAGCATCTTTGATATTGCTTCTACACTAATAAATTATTATAGCAAGGGCAAAATGAAGCGAAGCGGGGCTTTTAAGTATGCTTATTTGAGTTTAGATGAGAAATGCGTGTTTATAAAAGTGCCAAAGATAGATGAAGAACTCGACAGGTCAACTTATCCACAAAAGTTCTCTTATGAAGAAGCAATTAAGATAAAAGAGAGAGATTTTCGTTCCTTTATGGCGATGGAGCAACAAAATCCTTTGCCACCAGACAATTCACCTTTCTATATAGACGAATTGCAGAGTTATGAAACGATACCAGAAGAACAAAATGAGTTTTGCTGGGCATCACTCGATACGGCTAGGGTTGGCTTCGACTATAACGCTATGGCGATTTTTACCAAAGTTGGCGACAAGTACTATCTAAAAGATTGCATTTATAGAAACGAGCCAATGGAAAAGATTTATGACAAAATAATCGACAAGATTATTAGATTTAAGATAACAAAACTTGTGGTTGAAAAGAATATTGATGTATCGTTAAAAACACTTCTAACAAAAATGTTGCAAGAAAGAGGCATAAACTATTGCGAAATCATAGAAGTTTATGCGACAATGAAAAAAGAAGAAAAAATTTACAATATGGAATATGCTATTAAAAGTAACATTGTATTTCCAGAATATGGAATGTATGCTTATTCATCTGAAATCGGCAAATTTATGAACGATATTTATGGTTTTAGTTACACTCACAAGAACGAACACGATGACAGCATCGATGCAGTGGCGACATTTTGCCAAAAATTGATTGTTTCACCACAAAAAAGTGCAAAAGCAAAAATTTTGTATGTTTAAAAGCAAATTATGAATAAATATTCAAAAAATTGCATAAATATAAATTTTATAATTTATAAAAATTCGCAAGTTTGAATAAAAATTCAAAAAATTTATGCAAAGTGCCTAAATTTACTTGACAAAATTTTCAATATGTGATTTTAATAAAGGTGAAAATTGAGAGCAGGGGGTTTTTATGGCTCAAAAGTTGATTTGTCCTATGTGTCATAAAATTTTGATAAAAAACGAAGATTTAGTCATAGATGACCCTGTCATTATGGACTTGGAAAAGATAAAAAATACCGACAAAGAAGTTAGAGTTATAACTTGTCATAATTGCAAAAGGCGATTGAGATATTTTATTGATAAATAGGAACTGAATAGACGGCAACTGCAAAGTGGTGTCGATAGATAGGTGCAAAGTGCTTCACAAACTGTGGTACATTGCTTTTTTATATTGAAAAAAAGGAGAAAAGATGGCTAAGAAATCAGTGGAAGGGGAAGTTTTGAATGTTCCAGATAGTGGTTTACTAAAAATCCCAAAATATGCTTATAAAGGTATAAAAAGAATTGAAATCCCAAAAGAAGATAGCGATTTTGCCACTCCAGACTTTGGAAAATCAATTTTATTAAAATATTTGCCATCAATTCTAGCCGAACACGCAAAAAACGCAATAAAAATCGACTTTTTCTATAACTATTTTCTAGGAAGGCAAGACATTTTAAACAAAGAAAGATTATACGAAAAAGACTCCAAAAATAACCATAAGGTTGTTGAAAATCACGCATTTAGACAAGTCAATTTTAAGGTTGGCTTTTTAACCAGCGAAAAAAGAGATTATACACAAAAAACTGCAAAGGCTTCAGAGATAGATGAAAACGACCTTGTTTACTTGGATAGATATTACACTGATTGCTCATTTTATTCAAAAGATAAAGATTTGAAGGAATGGGTTTATGCAACTGGCATAGGGACAACCTTTACAAGACCAAGAACAGACATTATCGTTGATACGGGAGAAAAAACAGCAACGGGTGAAAGGATTACTCGTTATAGAACAAAGGAAGAAGGATTTGACATAAACTACGAAGCACCTTTTAGATATAATACTGTTGACCCAAGAGCAAACTTTGTTGTTTATTCAAGTATGTTTGATAAAACACCTTTATTTTGCGTTTCCATAGTTGATGTCGATGTTTCGAAAGAAAATAAAACCCCAGAGATTAGGCAAGAAATACACATAGAAACAAGATATGCTTACTTTGTTGTCCAAAGTAGCGATGCTTACACAAAATTCTATAATTTTACAGATGAGAAGTTCATTCCACAGGGGCTAAAAGTTTTAAGATACTTACCTATTATCGAATATTCAACAAATGAAGCAAGAATGGGAATTGTTGAACTTAACAGAGATAGTTTTAATGCAATAAATACTGTTAAATCAAGTGTTGCAGATATGATTGTAGATAATGCCAATGTAATCTTGGTTTTCAAGAATGTTGATATAGATGGGAAGCAAGTTGAAGAAATGAAAGAAGCAGGGGCAATTATAATTGGCGACTCTCAAACAGCAAATAACAATATCAATGCAGACTTAAAGACAATTACAGTTGAAATCCCATTTGAAGGGCTTAATACTTATTATGAGCAAACATTGCAACAATCTTATGACATTGCTGGTGTGCCTTTGGCAAGTGGCAAGGTTACAAGTGGTGGTGACACAGGTCAAGCAAGACTTCTTGGTGGTGGTTGGAATAATGCTTACATTATGATAAACAACGACATCACAACTTTATTGAGATACGACTATGAGCAATTAAAACTTATTTTGCAACTTTGCAAAGATGTTCCAAATTGTCCATTAGATAAACTTAATGCAAGTGAAATTGATATTAAGTATCGTATAAATCAAAACGATAACTTCTTGGTTAAGACACAAGGCATACAGAATTTGTATAATGTTAATATGCCATTAGATGAAATTGTTAAAGTTAGTGGATTGTTCAGCGATGTTCCAACAACTTCTTCAAAATGGGCAGAAAACATTAAAAGACTTGAAGAAGAAAATGCTAAAAAACAAGGTAATAACTCGCAAGAGTAATTATAAGTGAGCATACACTTAAAAGATGTGGTTAGAGAAAAACCTAAAAGAGCAAAAGATAGTGATAAATCACTCGATAGAGAAAATCGTTAAAGAGCAAGGAGAAATGTTATGGAAAATAACGAAACAGGTGCAACGACACCAACAAATGATACTCCAATTCCAGAGTCAAAATTTGACTATGAAAGCGAGTACAAAAAATTGCAACTCGAACTTGAGAAACAAAAAAGACTCAAAGACGACTATGCAAAAGAAAGTGCAGGGTACAAAAAACAACTTACCGAAAAAATGACGGAAGATGAAAAAAATGCCCAAGCACGAAAAGAGTTTGAAGACCGAATGGCACAACTCGAACAAGAGAATAAAACTTTCAAACTTGAGAAAGGTCTTTTGTCTGAGGGGTTCACTGCCGATGAGTCCAACAAACTCATTACTAGCAATTTTGATGGAAAGGTTATTATGGATATAATCAAAACAAGATTAGAAGAAAATACCAAATCTGTTAAGGCTGGTTTAATTAAGGCGACAACGCCTAACGACCCTGTGGGAAACGGTACAACTAACGCCCCAAAAGGTAAAAGCAAATTTGCCATTTTCCAAGAAGAACAAGAAAAGGCAAACGCAAACAAAAAAGTTGAATTATAAAAAAATATAGGAGAATTTTATGGAAAAGTTTTACAAAAACAGACCTAACTTTCTTGGTAGTGAAGTTGGTCTATGCACAAAAACAATTACTGTTCCAGCAGATGCTTCTTATGTAACTGAAAATGGTCGTAAGATAGTTAAAGCAGGAACATACTTCTCAACACCATATATCGGACTTCTTTTCCAAGATGTTGATATTACAGATGGTGCAAAAATTGGTTCTTTGATGATTAAAGGACAATACATCGATGCAAATCTACCAGCATCAGTAAGTGCTTCTGCTGCAACATTGTCAGCAAATGGACTTTATGCTATTGCAGAAGGTTCAGTTTCAAGACCAGATTTTGGAACTGCTGGATTGTCAGCATTGGCAAACCCATCTCTTTCTGTTGCTACATCAACAATTAGTTGGGCTTCAATTTCAGGTGCTATTGGTTACACAATTTATGATAGTAACAAAGCATTCCTTTCAGCACTAGGTGCAAGTGTTTCTGACTATGCAGTTTCTGCTATCGGAACATACTATGTACAAGCAAATGCAGATAATATAAATTATAAGTCGAGTGCATTGGTTAGTGCAGCTGTTGCTGCTTTGTCATAATTAGGGAAGGAGGATAAAGAGATATGGATTATTTAGGTTTACTTAAAGGCGAACAATGGATTGAAATCAGTGAAGATTTTAACTATGTTCGTGCAACCCAAGATTTTGTTGGATTGAAATTATTCCCAATGGCAAAAACTGAAAATATGAAAGTTGCCATTATAGATTTGGTTGAAGGTGGCGAAATCCCAGTTATGGCTTTGGTACACGCTTTTGATACTGAAGCACAAATTGGTGACAGACCTGACATCAAAGAGTTTAAGGCAGAACTATTGCTTGTTAAACAAAAATTAAATCAAGGCGAAGCATTGAGAAAGAAAATCAACGATGCTGGAATGTCAAGAGAAGAAGAAACAATTATCAGAGAAGTTTACAACGATGCTGCTAATTTGATTGCTGCTGTTCTTACAAGATTTGAAGCAATGGCTGATGAAGCACTTTGCACAGGAAAACTACACATTGTAGAAAACAATGCTGAACCAGTTGATGTTGATTACGGCTTGCCAGCAAAACACAGATTAACTGTTCAAAACTGGAGTAATGCTGCAACTGATATTCTTGGTGACCTTGTTAAAATTAAAAAAGCATCTAAGAACAAAATTGTTCGTGCTTTAGTTTCTGACAAAGTTATGGGATATATCTTGGGCAACACTGTTCTTGGAAATATTGCTGCAAAACAAGGCGAATATTTAACAGAAGAATTTGCAAAGAGTTATATCCAAAGCAAATTTGGCATTGAATTTGTTGTTGTTGGTGGAACATATAAACTTAAACACCAAAGCGAAACAGAATACAATTTCTTCGATGAAGATACTATTGTGTTCTTAACAACAAATGGCGAAGTTGGTAAATTATTTGTTACTACAACTCCAGAAGAAGATGTTAATATGGGTGCTGTAAGAACAAATGGTTTTGTTGCTGTTTCTCAATGGATTGGTACAGACCCTGTTACTGTTTGGACTAAAGCAAGTGCAGTTGGTTTCCCAGCATTTAGAAACATTAAACAACTTTATATTTGCTCAGTAAAATAATTTAATTAAGGAAATATTATGGAAAGGACTTGGTATGTAATTGCGATTGCGAAAATATCTATTATTTTTAGGGGAAGATTTATTAACCCAAAACAAAGGTTCACTGCCTATATGACAGATGGCGAACTTAATAATCTCAGAGATGATATTGAGATTGTTGAGTATAGGGATAATAAAGATTTTCCACAAAGCAACGAAACATACCAGTCCCAACCAATAATAGAGGAAAATAAAAATTCAAAGGGGGAAGAAAATGGGGAACACTCTTGTAGAACAAACAAAACTAAGAATAAGGGACAGGTTTCCAAGTCTAACAACAAAAGATGCTAATACAACATTCGATATGGCTGTTAGTGATTACTTGGCAATAAAATATCCTTCAGATAATAATAGACCAAGCATTGAGAGTTTAAATTATGACTTTTTCAATACCCAATGGATTTATAAGAGAATGATTGATATTTTAGAAAGGGCAGGAATGAATTTGAAATCATATTCCGAGAATGGTTTGAAATTCGAATATGCCAGTGGGAACATTGACCCAGTTCTTGTGGCACAACTTATGCCAAAAGCGAGTGTGCCTAAATGAGAAATGGCGAAAAGGTTTGGTATTGCAAACGCAACGAAAGTGAAGATGGGGTCATAACTTTTGATAAGCCAGTTGAAATCACCCTTGCATTACATTATCTAACTATTCAGCCAATGAGTGGTTATATGAATGTAGCCGAGTTCGGTGAAGATGTAGGCAAAATGTGGAACTGCATAGGGCAACCTTATGATGCTTGGAAAAGTGTCAAGGAAGGGGATAGATTTTATGTAGATGGGGCAAAACCTGAAGGCATCTCAAACAACACACAACCAGATGAAGGGTGGGGTTATGATGCCAACGCACAAATCTATTCAGTTAGACCACAAAACCTTGCTATTCGCTTTATTTTAAGGAGAATACAATAGTTTAATGGGTTTAATAGAGAAAAATGGTGTGCCAAGTTTCTTTTCAAAGTTAAAGACTGCACAAAGAGATTTACCACAATATTATGCCGATGGGGTTGCTAAGAAAGCCTACGAAATTGCATTTGATTTGTATGCTGGGGAAGAAAATTCAGTTATACTGGAAACAAAATCTGGCGAAGGTGGGGAAAGTGAACTTATAGCAAGTGGAGCTAACATTTTGTACCAAGAGTATGGAACAGGAAGGGTTGGTGCAAGTAGTGGGTATCCAGAGGATAAACAGATTGTCACTCAAGATTTCTATTCTAATAAATTGGGAAGGAATGTTCACTTGACTAAATGGACTTATTCTTATGCCAATGCAGAGTCAAATGGAAAATTTCCAAAAATCACAGGTCGTGACGCTGGAAAGCAAATGTTAAACACTTCATTAGAACTTAGAAGATTGTATGGGAAATATATAAAGGAGTAAAGATGGTAGAGTTTTTAGATTTTATAAAATCATATCTAACAAGCAAGTTTAGTTCTGACACTAGCATTGCTTCAACGAAAAGACCAAAAGTCTATGATGCCTACCAAGTAGGACACGAGCCATCGAAAATCAAGTCTTGCGAAATTCAAGTGCAGGTTCTTGATAATTCCGAGTTTCAGTTCGCAACAAGTTTCGACAAGAAAAATGCGAACTACATTCCTTTGCAAATCACTGCGTATGCACCACAAATGACAATCAGTTCTCAAACCGTGAGTGCTGAAAAAGCATCTTTAATTCTCGGAGATAAAGTAGAAAAATATATTAACGATTTAATATATGCTGAAGTTGGCAGTGAAAATCGTAATAGGAATATTTTAAGTGGTCGTTTGATGTCGAGTTCTCCTGCACTTCCAATGAACGAAGGTGGTTCACTTTATATGACTGCTTTAAGATACGACTTTAAAGTTTTATACCCTTATGTGACTGGGGTTTAATAGTCGCTAAAAAATAAAAGGAGAAATAATATGGCTATTGCTATAAGCACAATAGGAATTAAAGTTTCTTATGCTTTTGAAAGCGTTGCTGGGGAAGGATACAGTGGACTTTCTTTTACAAAGATACCACAAGTTAAAGAAATTCCAGAGATGAACCCATCACCAGATACCATTGAAACCACTTCTTTTGACAACCTTGAATATAAAACATATATTGATGGGTTGAAAGATTTGGGCGGTTCATTAGACTTTACTGCAAACTATACTCAAGAATTGTTTGATTTGTGGCAAGATGACAATGGTATAATGGCACAATGGGCAAGTGCAAAAAGTTCTAACAAAGCAATGTGGCTTTGCATTGATATTCCTGATATTGATGAAAGTTGCTACTTGTCAGTTAGCCCATCTGCACTCGGATTGCCACCAGCATCAACAAATACGGTTATGGAAATAACCCTTCACTTCACACCAGTTGGCGAACCAGTATGGGATACTGACCCAGTTTATGCAGGAACAACTCTTAGAGATGTAACTGTTACTGGATATGTTTCTACAGGTGTGGAAATTAGTATCTTTAAAAATGATACTTTGGTTAATAAATTTGAAACAACATCTAGTTCAACTGCTATTAAATTACCAGAAGGCGATTATACTGCAGTTGCTAAAAAATCTGGGAAAACGACTCAGGTTAAAGACTTTACAGTTAGCAGTTCTGCTGTTACTGTTACATTTTCAACTTTCGCTTAATGCGATAAACAACAAAAATTTATAAAAATTTAAAATGTCGTCAACGAACGATTTAAGGAGAGATTTATGGAAAAATCAATAATAATAAATGGTAATGAATACAAAATACCAACAATAAACTATGGGACTCTTTGTGAGTTAGAAGATTTGGGGGTTGACTTCCAAGATGTAGAGAACAAACCTTTCAAATTTATTCGTGCAATAGTTTCAATAGCAACAGGGCAAGGATTAAAAAAAGCATCAGAGGAAATAGATAAACACATTTCTAATGGTGGAAGTTTTGATGATTTTATGCCCCTTTTTAATGCTATAAGAGAAAGCGATTTTTTTCAAGGTCTTTCCAAGAAACGCAAGAAATAGACGATAACAAAAAAGGGAAATCAATAGCAGACTATGGGAGTTTAAAAGCATTTGTCGAGAATGAATGTTTACTCCCTAGCCTTGCGATTGGTATTTCAGAAGAAGTTTTTTGGAAGCAAACACCAAGAACATTAGCGATTTACTTTAAGGCTTACAATCTCAAACAAGAGAGAGAAATCAAGAGGTGGTCGCAACAAGCGTGGGAAATTGGATTAAGAGTAAAACAAGCACTCAACACAAGTGTCCTTGTTGCAGGGTTGTGGGATGGGAAACACAAGCCTGACGAATATCCAAAATGCCCACATATTGAAATTGAAAACAACTCAAATGATATGACGGAAGAACAAGTCAAGAACGAAAGGTTAAGGGCTTACACCTTCTTGAAATCGTTTGGTAAACATAAATAAAAAGGAGAAAATTGAATGGCAGAAAATGAAATTGATAGATTGTCGTTGAATATTAAAGTTAAAGATAATGATAGTGCAAAGAAAATTTTGCAGGTTTCAAATGCCATTCGTAATCTCACGAACTCTTTAAAAGGTCTTGATAAGGTTTCAGCACAAATCAAG